GCCGGATGAGCTCAAGAAGTTTGACCTGGTCAACGTGCTCGGCAAGCCGGCGTTTATCAATGTAACGCACAGCGTTAAGGGCGACAAAACCTACGCCAACCTCACCAGCATCATGCCGCTGCCGAAGGGCATGCCGGCGCCAGTGCTCGAGGGCGAGGCGTTGACGTACAGCATCGACGAGCCCGATCCGGTGGCGTTTGACAAGCTGCCGGCGTGGGTGCAGGACAAGATCGCGAATCGCGTGATTGACGCGCCGAAGCCGGTAGCAGCGCCTGCAGCGGCCAAGCCAGCCGCGGCGCCTGTGAACCAGGAATTCACCGACGATGAGATTGCGTTTTAATGGCTACCCAGCGAGGAGGCTATAAACTGGCGGACGGCACGAAAGTGCCGTCTGTCACCACTATCCTAAAAATCAAAGACCCCGGCGCATTGATCAATTGGGCGTATAAGACCGGCCGCGCACACGGCGTGCTGGAAGGGCAAGGGCTGGACGCGCCCAATGGCTTGTACGATGCCAACGATGCGCTGGCCATCGGCACCTGCGTGCACGAGATGTGCGAGGTGTTCGTCAAGGGCGGCGATCCGCATGAGCACCTCGAGAAGACGATGGGCAAGGCGGAGACGCGAGATCCTGCCGCATTCCGCGCGCAGGTGGTCAGTGCCTACTCTGCCTTCGAGTTCTGGTGCAAGGGCACACAGCTCGAGATCATTGACTGCGAGGTGCCGGTATTGAGCCAGGTGCACCGCTACGGCGGCACGCTGGACTTTATCGGCAAGCTCAACGGCAAGCTGGTGCTTGGCGACTTTAAGACATCTGGCGGTGTGTACCCTGAGTACCTGCTGCAGATCGTCGCCTATGCCAAGGCTTACGAGGAGTGCACTGGCAACAAGATTGACGGCGGGTATCACCTGCTGCGCTTCTCGAAGGAGAACGGCGACTTCGGCCACCACTTCTACCCGTCGCTCGACGACGATGCCTGGCCGGCGTTCCTGCACCTGCGTGCGCTGCATGACCTTAACGAGCGACTCAAGAAGAGGGCGGCATAATGAGCAGACTTAGCGACATGATTGACGCGACGCAGGATGAAATTGATTCGTTACTGCGCGGCGATAACGACGAGCACGATGTGGTGAACAGCCCGTCGCACTACAAGCTTATGCTGCCCAATGGCGAAGATATTGAGGCCATCGAGTACATACAGGCGGTGCTCGGCGATACTGGCGCGGTCGACTATTGCGTCGGCTCGGCGCTTAAGTACCTCTCTCGCGCTGGCCGCAAGGGCGGCAACTCTCGAGAGCAGGATCTGCGCAAGGCCGCTTGGTTCTGCACCAAGGGCGCGCAGGTGTGCGAGGAGATCATTGATTTTGACGATGAGCCAGAGGATGTGCACCTACCGAAACTTACTCGAGAGCAGGTGATTGCGATCTGGAATCAGGCGCTCTTTACAGATGCTCTGCGCGTTGCGCGTGAGATGAATGAGGGCAAATGGCGGAAGGCGCCAGAAGAAGACTAGACCTAGAGCACGAATCGCGCGTGTACGCTACTCGGAGCGCCGGCCCCGACGCGATAGCCGGATACTTATGAACATAGATACAGAAAGCGAAGGCGGTTCCTGGCGCAGAGAGATGCTGGCGCGGCCGTTGTCGACCAGCGAGCTGCGCAACATCATCAGCGAACTGGAGCACTGCCTCACGGTTGAGCGCGCCCGCACCAGAGACATGGTGACGCGGCTGACCGATGCGGTAGAGATGGAGATGAAGCTGCGCGCTGAGATTGCGAGGCTAAAGACTAAAACGGAAACGCATCAGCCAGTTGATCAAGGTTGACCCTGTTTCCTTCGCGGTACAGGGTCTTCTCGTCAAACTCTTGCAGACTTGTGATGTACTTCGCCGGCCGCCCTTGACTGGCGAAGTAGTCCAAGAATTTTAAGGCTCCCTCGGCTAACTCTGTGCGTAGCCAAACATTCGGCACTCCGTATGCGTCTGCCACGATTAGCCCATGCAGGCTTGAGCTGATCACTGCGCGGCAAGATAAGATTTGGTGCGTTACTTGCTCCACATCATCAAGGGGGTTGATCACATGATACCCACCAAACTGCTGCTGAATCTGCGAGCAATGCGGCACGATTGCAATCGTGTTTTGCAGGCTTGAGATAGGTTCGCGCTTGAAATAACGCGGAAGCAACAGCGCAGGGTCGCCGTAAATTTCCGGGCACTTGATGCCACGCGATAGCAGAAAGTCTCGCGTCAACGGCCCACGCACGGCGTACACATTCAGGTCTTTGTAGTCGTGGCAGGCGTCCTGCTCTTGTGGCGGATTGGTGCGCAGCCCAGTGCCCCAGACGTGCGCGCCATCGGTGCAGTAGTGCAGCCAAGAGCCAATGGCGAACAAATTGACATCGCCGCGCTTGTTGCAGACAAGAGAGTGTTGCTTAGATAGCAGGCGGCTGACAACGTACGGCGAGAGCGCATCGCCATAGTTTTGTTGAGTGCTACTGTACGTCCAGTGCCGTAGGTTGACCTTCATCCATACTTCCGGCGCAGATAGTCCATCCGAAGTGGCATCAGATCATAGTCGCCTTTCTTGACACCGTTTAGCACGACGATGCCAGACCACTCGTTGGTCTGCACGTCGTCTGGGCGGTAGCCCTCGTGCTCAAGGTAGAACCGGCCAGCGACTAGGCCATGCTTGACGTGATCGGGGTACTGCTTTGAGGCGTACAGGAAGCCCTGCTGGTGGCCCTGCACGAATGACTTGCCGATGGCGTTGAGGCGGCTGACGATAGTGCCGCCGATAGGCTTGCCTGAGAATGGATTTGGGAAGTAGTGGCAATACGCAATATCGTCGATGTTGACGATCTTAAGAAAGCGGTGCCGCTCCCAGTCCAACGTCTCACAGTTGTGAGAGCCAATGATGCCCTGCCACTTAGGGTCATTCTTGGCGATACGGTTGGCTCGATTTTCGTGGTTCCCCTCTAGGAAGACTTTTCTGGGGTTCCACGTCTTGCTGCGCGAGCGTTTGAAATAACTATTCAGCAACTTAAAGGCTACGTTGCCGGCAGTGATGTCTAGGCTGTATCGCTTGCCCTCTAACTCGCTACTGCCTCTCTCGGCGTGAGAGTTGAGCGATGGCAAATCCCACCAGTCACCTAAGCAGATAACCACGTCTGGCTTGTACTCCAAGATTGCCTCACCGCACCATTTAAGGTGTTCGGTTTCACTTTCAGGCTTGATTTGGGTATCAGGGATGATTAAATGGCGTTTCATTCCATGGTGGTCAGCATCTGCTGTAACAGATGCCCGAGCCGATCGACCAGTTGCTCATCACGAGACAGGTCATCATGCCCGGCGATGTCTAGGATCGCATGGATAGCCTCATGCGCCCACACCTGCTGACGATTGGTTCCTCTGCACGTTGATAGGACTTCAATGCGGTAGACATCAGGCAGCCAGATGCCGATGCAATTCTTGCCATGCTTCCACTTGCGCGGCGGGACAATCACGACCTTGATGGTGTGGCCGGCCAACTGGAACTGAGAAGGGATTCCATCTGCACGCGCTGTCTTCATGGCAGTAACTGAGCCTCCGCTTGTCGACGTCGCACCAAGCCTGGCAGCACCCTGCCGCCGGCCTTTGTCCAGCGCATGAGCTGAACCTTTGCATCATCCCAATCTTCGGCACTCAGTCGCTTTCGCAATGTACTTGCTCTGTAGCGTGAGACGCCGAGATTGTAAGCAAAATCAATGGCCGCTGCCAATACCCTAGGGTGATTTATCAGGTTCGGAGTGTGACGTAGCACACCTGCGCCATAATTTTGACGCAGCTCTGAGATGAGCCACTCGTTGGCCTGCTCGCGGCTGATGGGCGGGTCATCCATTGACACCTTGGTTCCGTCAGGCTTGTAGACGGTTCCGTAGCCGATGGTCGGATACCCTGCCGGGCAGATATACGGCTTGCTCCTGAACCCCTCAAAGTGTCGGCATATATCCGCCGCGATCTCGACCGCTTCAGCGAACCCGCTCATAGACTCTGCCGACAAACCAGAAACTGAGGATCATATTCAGCACTGCCATGTCGTCTGCGCCCCACATTGTGGTAGCAACCTGCTTCCAGTCGCCGCCCTGCTCGAGTGCAATCACGAACCCGGCAACCTTGACCGCGGCATAGGCCAGGACAAAGAGGTATGTCACAAACGGCCGCACCAGCGCCGATATCCCCGCCACTACCTTACCGGCCGCCTGCGCCGTTGCGCTCTGCTCCTTGAATGCCTCGCCAATGGCCTCAACCTCGGCCATCGTCATCTGCGCCTCAGTCTGGCGAATGGCAATCTCGCCCTTCACCTGCGCGAACTTCATCTCCGCCTCGAGCATGCGCAGCTCATGCGACCGCTCGTTTTTGGAGTCAAAGAACTTCAAGGCCTCTGGCGCTAGGCGCAGCAGGCCGCCGAAGACGCCGCCGAGCAATGTTTCCATCATGACTTGTTGCCCTTGTTGATCAGGTCAAATAACGTCTTGATCTTATCCTCAAGCACCGCCACGCGCAGATCGAGCTTCGAGAGCACAATGATCAGCGTGATGATCGCAAGGATGATTGGCCATGCGCGGGTGAAGATCTCGAAGATGTCCATGCTTATTCCCCAGCAAGAAGACCAGCCGGTAACCCATACGTCAGGCCGCTACGAGTTGC